ACCCAGACGGCTCTGTAACGCGCCGCATCCTTGAGTTTGACCAGCTCTTCGACGTGTCGCCCGTCACCTACCCGGCCTATCTGGCTTCCAACTCTGAGGCGCGCACGCTGCCCTCCAGTTGCCCTGTGGAACTGCGCACCCGGCTTGAGGCAACTGCCGCCGCGCATCGTCCAGAGAAACGTGACGCCAACGGCAACGGATGCGAGTGTGATTGTGACCAGTGCATCGCCGGGGCTTGTGACCTTTGCTCAGACGATGACTGCAATGATCCCAACTGCGCAGCCGAGCGGTCGCTCCGCAATTCCGACGCCAACCGGCGTATGGCCATCCGCACCGCATTCGCAGTGTCGGACTAATTTTCTTCCGCCGGGTGTGCCAAGTGATAGGCAGCCCGGTTCTTTTTCTCAAATTCAAGTTTGCGCGGCGGCGTGGTCAGTAGCTGGTTAGAGCAGGTATCAAATCCTGCCCGCGCAATGCCCGGCGAGAGTTAGCAGGTTGACTCTCAAAACCACACAGTGCAGGGTCTGCCCCCTGCGCTCTCGCCTGGGCACAATTCACAAAAATATTTCACGCAAGCCGGAAGCGCCACTTGTTGGCTGCGTTCAATCGCAACCGTCTGCCTTGCCGCGCTGAAGCACATCCCGTCGATGCCGCTGTCTCGCACCCATCGCACAAAAAACGAAAGGAAACACCATGACCCTCCAAGAACTGCGCGAAAAGCGCAGCAAGCTTCTTTCTGATGCGCACGCCATTATGAGCGGCGCGGACGTGACGGCGGAGCAGCGTACCGCCGTTGACAAGATGCTGGCCGACGCCAACATCCTCCAGGCCGATGCCCAGCGCATGGAACAGCTCGAAGCCCACGATGCCGAGCAGCGCAGCTCTGGTCGCATTCCGCGTGGTGCTCCGGCTGCCGACGCCAGCACCGAAACCCGCTCCATTGCCGAGCGCCGTTCAGCCACCGGCATTGCACTGCGCAGCTTTTTGCATGGTGAGCAATTCGAGCGCCGCGATCTCACCGTGGCCATCGACGGCGGCGTCATGATCCCCGTGGGCGTCACCGACCCCAAGATCGCGCTCAAGGATGCGGGCTCGGTCTATGACCTTGTCCACAAGTTCCGCACCTCCACCGGCGAGGCGGTCAAGGCTCCGCTGCTCAACGATCTGGGCCATGGATTTGTCCTCAACTCCGCCCCTATCACCAACACCGATCCCTCCGCTGGCGGCGTCACCTGCCAAGTGGATGACATTCGCTCCAATCCCATCCTGCTCGATAACTCGTTGCTTCAGGACGTGGAGTTCGATCTCGTTGGCTTTGTCGAGAAGGCCATCAATAGCCGCTATCTGCGTACGGTGTCCAATTGGATTACCGCTGGCAATGGCAGCAACGTCGCGGCCCTCAATACGGCCTTCACCGGCATTATCGGCAGTACGGCTTCCACCGTCAAGTATGCCGATCTCACCGGCTTGCTTGCTGCCCTCGATCCCGCGTACTCCATCGGCTCGGCCTTCCTCATGTCCAACACGACCTTGGCCAACAACATCCTCAACATTCTCGATGCCAACGGTCGCCCCATCTTCCTGCCGTTCAACGACGGCGGCATCTCTGGCTTCGCCGGAACCATCTTCGGGTATCCGGTCAAACTCAACCCCTACCAGCCCGGCGTCGTCACCGGCAATGTGGCCATCCAGTTCGGCAACTTCGCTGAGGGCTACACCTTCCGCGAAGTGCTTCCCGGCATCATGCTCAAAAAGAGCGCTGATCGCTGGATCGAAATCAACCGTACCGGCTTCGTCGCCTTCGCTCGCGTTGGCGGCGTCGTCACCAACGCCGGTACGGTCACCGCTGGAACCACACAGCCCATCGTCGGCCTAACCATCAAGTAACCAATAAGCCAGTTATCAGTTGTCGGTTAGCAGTTGCCGTTACGGCGCTGATGGCTGATAGCTGGCTGCTGTTTTGTGGAGCAAAACCCATGCCCCTCATCTACAAAGAAACATCGGCGCCTGCCGCCGAGCCGGTTACGCTTGCCCTGGCTCACTCGCAGCTTGTGCTCGACGTCAACTTCGTACTCGACGATCCCTTGATTACCGGCCTCATCACCGCCGCGCGTCAATACGTTGAACGGGTCACCCAACGGGCCATCTTCGACCGCACCATGAAGCTTTGGCTTGATTGGTTTCCGTTCCTCATCCCTTCAGGGACTTTTAACCCCAACGACCGCGATACTTTCTACCATCGCGGCTGGCAACCAGCGCCCATCCGTCTCCCATTTCCGCGCGCGGTTTCGGTCGAGTCCATCACTTACGTTGATGCCAACAACGTAACCCAGACTCTCGACCCCTCCACCTATTCCGTCGCCATCAATTCCGAACCGGCGCGCATCGTTCCTATCGCGGGCTACTGGCCAGTTACCAACCTCAATACGCTTGAGAATGTCTGCATCTCTTACACCACCGGAACTTATGGCGATGGCGTCACGGTCAACCGATGCCCCATGACCATCGTGCAGGCGATGCTGCTGCTCATCTCTTACTGGTACTCCAACCGCGACGCCGCGGCCTCCACACCACCCAAGGAAATCGACCTTGGTGTCCGCGCCCTTTTGGCCGGCGAAACCTTCGACACCTTCGGGTTCTGAAAAGCGGAGAAAAACATTGGCTTACGATCCCATTATTCGCCCCGGCGAACTGCGCCACCTCATCTCCATCCAGAAGGCCACCAACACGCGCGATCCGGCTGGCGATCCTGTCTCCACCTGGGCGGTGGTTCTCACTGCCCGCGCTAAGATTGAGTCCTCCATCTCCAACGCCTACAAGGAGCTGGTACAGGATGGCGCAATCGCCGCGCAGTCCACCGATGTAATCACCATCCGATGGCCCGGCCCGACCATCACCCTCTCGCCGGGAATGCGCGTCGTGTTTGGCGACAACACTTATTTGGTGCAGGCGGTTGATAACGTCCTGCGCCGCAACCGTGCGGTCAAGCTCTTCTGCATGGCCATTGACGCGGATAGCAACTGATGAGCGACGAAATCACACTTACAATTGACACGCGCGAAATGGAGCGCGCCCTCAAGGCGCTCACCCAGCGCGCGGCCAGAAGCGCAATGGGGGCCGGGTTGCAGGCTGCGGGCAATGTAATGCTCGATGCCGTTGTCGCGCATACCCCAGAGCGCACAGGCGAGGAAACGCCAGAGCAAACTTCACTACCTCCGGGAATCCTCAAAGCCGACATGCACACCGAAATTCAGTTTTCGCGCAAATACGGAAACGGGCGCGTCAAAGTCGGCCCTAGCCGCGCCATCGGCGGTTTGGTGGCCTACCGGCAAAACAACGGGTGGATTCTTACTGCGCACGGTGGCAAGACCAAAGGCGGCGGTCGAAAGATTCGCTCGATTGCTGCTAAACACTTTCTTGAGTCTGCTTTCGATGAGTCCTCACAGACCGCCGTCGATATGTTTCTCGCCACCCTGGCCGACAACCTTTTCGCGGATGAAAATGCCGACGAGGGGGTTGGCCTCGACCAAAACAATGGCGGCGAAAACTACTGATCTTGGAGACCTATGCTCACAGACGGCTTAGTCGCGCTGCTACTCACTCAGGCTGCGGTAGCAGAGGTGGTAGGCAGCCGCATTCAACATCCACCTGCACCGGAGGATATGTCGCAATATCCCTGCATCACCTATCAGAGCCCCAGCGATGTTAGCCAACAGGGTGGCGACGGCCCGGTGGGTGTTGCCACCTGTCGCGTTGTCTTCGATTGCCTGGCGCTACGTGCCAGAGACGCCCGTCTTCTGGCTCTCACTCTCAAAAGCATTCTCAATGGCTACGCCGGAGTGCTGCCCGATGGCACGAAGGTTTATCGCGCTGAGTCGGCCAATCTGGCCGACCGCTTCGTCGATGGCAGCCGCATCTACTGCACCGCCTTCCACGCGCTAATCCAATATGCTGATTAGCCTCAACCCAAAAAAATAGGAGCAATATCCATGGCTGGAAGCAAAGGCTTTACCGGCAAAGGCGCAACACTGCTCATCGGTACAGGCGGTACAGGCGAAACCTTCACCTCCATCGCACAGGTCAAGAATCCTCAACTCAGCGGCCAGACTTGGTCCTTTGATGACATCACGAACCTCCAATCTCCCGCTGTTGGTCCTGGCGTGCTTGAGGAGTCCATCCCCAACAAGATGAGCCCCGGCAAACTTGACTTCGACGGCGTCTTTCTACCCGGCGATGCGGGCCAAACCGCGCTCGGAACCGCCTTCGCTACTGGCGCTCTCACCGATTTCAAGCTCCAGCTCCCCTGTGGCCCTGGCCAGACCACCAACGGTAACCTCTACACCTTCTCTGGCTATGTTGTGGATTACCCGGCCCCGCAGATCAGCTTTGACAAGACGGTTACCTTCAAAACGTCCATCAAGCTCAACACCACACTCGGCTTCACTCCCGGCGCCTAAGCCGCCTCTAGCCCATCCCGCGCTGAAAATATCTTCAGCGCGGGATGGCTTGTCCGCTGTCCTGGAAGGAAACCCATCCCATGCCCCACGCCAATCCCACCGAACCCGTCACCACGTTGAAGGTGGCTGGGAATGAATATCGCTTGCTCTTCACTTTCGACTCCATCGCCGAAGCAGAGGACGCCACCAACCGCGCCCTCATCACCGGCCTTTCCAAGCGTGACCTGCTCACCCCCCGCATCTCGCTGATTCGCGCCATGCTCTATGCCGCGCTGCTGCCATATCTGCCTAAAATCACCCTGGCTGAAGCCTCCGCGCTGGTCACCCAGCACAACTACAACGCCATCTGGGCCAAACTGCTCGCCGCCTGGGTCGCCTGCATGGCCGAGTCGGAGGACGATGAAGGCGCGGGCCCTACCAAGGCCCAGAGCTAACCGGCCCTCAGCTCTGGCTCTACCTGTGGAGTCATGCCCTCTATGATCTGGGCATTGCAGAACCGGAGTTTTGGGGGTTGACCCCTCGTCAGCTCTCCGCGCTTACCGACCGCCGTAGCCAAAGGCAAGAACGTGAGGAACTGCTCGTCGGTCTCCTGGCCTCGGTCACGGCCAACTACTCCATGGCCGCGCCCAACCCGCCGCTCTCTGCCGCCGACTTCATCCCTGGCCGCAAGCGACCCGCCTATGAGCCTGAAACGGATGAGGATCTGGCTTTCCAGTTTGCCGCCATTCTTTCGCCCGTATCGGTTCCTGTCCAACCATGACCTGCTCCCAGCACCGAAAATATTTCGGCGCTGGGAGTGACGCATAGTCCGCGCGTAGAGCAGTGCTACACTTCCCGTGAGGGGGGTATATGGCATCAAATCAAAGTCTATTGGGTTTATCTGAGGTGGTTTCTGATCCTGAAGTTCGAGCACAGCGGCGCGCGCCTGCCCCTCTGGGGCTCTTAGGGGTTGCTGTGGCTGTCTTTCTTGGCAACCTGTTCACGGGCATACTGGCAGCTATCGCTTATGCGGTTCTCAGGTAGCGTATGAAAAAGATAATTTTATGCGCGGCTCTTGTGCTTGTCCCTTTTCTTCATGGTCAGCAGCCAGCCAAGAAAGATAGTTTTATCATGCGCGAGAGCCGCAATGATTCTCTCCGTGAGTCGCTATTTGTCCCTGCCGGAGATGCGCACAAGCTGGAGATGAGCGGGCCTTACGGAAAGCACACAGTTATCAAAGCTTTTCCGGTTATAGCTCAAAGCTATGACAAAACAAAAAAGCGGCTTGGTTTGGACTTGGAGGTTAGCGGGCCAATCGCCTTTTTCTCCCATGCCTCGATAGAGGTTCGTCTGGACGGCGTTTCGCGGATGATTCCGTTAATGCCATGGAAAGAAGATAGTGGGATGATGAAGGCGCACTCTTCCGTCACCATCGAAGATGAACAGCTTGTGAGAAAAATTGGCAGCGCTAAAGAAGTGTGGATTACGGTTATAGCTGACACCGATAATGGATTTAACCTCCACTTGAGCGGCCGTATGGATGCTGAACAAATTGCGACCACGAAGAGTGTGGTAAGCGAGTTTGATCGGACCGTTGTTTTTCAACCTGTTAAATAATTGCTGAAGTTGTAAGGCTATTTCACGCAAGCCGCCTCCGGGCGGCTTTTCTTGTGCCCAAAACGCAGAATTGGAGATTGCATCATGGCTGTCAGCGCAAAGGTTGCATCCGCCTATATCGACCTCGTCGCCCGCACAGAAGCCTTCCAGAAGGCCATGAACGACGCTACGGGTATGATGCGTAAATTCTCTGCTGAAACAAAGGCGCAGATGGCTGAGGCCCGGGGTGCCATCATGCTCCTGGGCGAGAGCCTTGGCGTCCATATTCCCCGCCATCTGCAAGCTGTTATCGCGAAGCTGCCCGGCGTAGCCATTGCTATGAATGCAGCTTTTAGCAGCGTCGCCGTGCTTGCCGCTGGTGAAGTAATATTCGAGACTGGCAAAAAGATTTATGAGTTCTGCGAAAAGAGTGAAGAGGCTGCAAAAAAGAACGAAGAAGCGTATCGTTCACTCTCTGAATCTTTGGAAAAGCAGAACCTACAACTACAGATCGGTAACGATAAGCTCGATGAAAAGATTGCCAAGCTCGAACACAAGCCAAATAATAGCCTTAAAACGGCTCTTGATGAGGCAAGGCAATCCACCTTTGATCTTTCTGTTGAACTCGATAAGGCCATCACCAAAGAACGTGAATTACTTGATGCCGCAAGCGCAAACTTTATCCAGAAAATAGCTGGTACTGCGGGTACTGAATCTGTAAAGCAGGGGCTGAATTCTTATCAGTTGCGTCAGCATGATGAAGATGCCCGGCATAAGAATGAGCTTGATCCAAACTCGTGGTCTGTTGCAGATAGTTTGCGGGGACATAAACTAAGCCCTCAGGCGGAGCAGTTAGAGCATGAGAAAAAAATTACGGAGATAACTGAGAAATATTACAACGAATTAGCGGCTGAGATTGAAAAGCGCCAAAACTATCAGAATCTGCGCCAGAACTTCAGTAAGACGGGCATGACTGACGAGTATTTCCAGCTTGACCGGGAGTTTGCAAAGACTAAGTCTAATGGAGATCAAAGCAAAATTCTTCCGGCTTTGGAGAACCTCAAAGGTAACATTGGAAGCCTCGGGTGGATACAGCAAGGCGAGGCGGATCGCGACAGCAAGACCGGGAAGCTGGCCCATTTGGAGGCAGGGAAGGCCGGTGCTGATGCCGCCAAGAAAGCCGCTGAAGAGGCAGCGAAAGCCGCCGCTAAGGCCGCCAAAGAGTTTGGCGACATGGTTATGGGGATGGTAAAGGACAATGACTTTCGCGCGACAGAAAATGAGCGTGTTACCGAAGCCATTACCGCAACCTGGGAGAAAGAGCAAAAAGGAATCGAAGAGTTTGATGAGGATCTAGATCACTCTGGCGAGCGCTGGGCCGCGTACAACAAAGAGATCGCCAAAAGCGCCGAGGCACTTGCGATTGCCGATGCGCAACTCCAAGAGAGGGACGCCAAGAGGGACTTGGCCGCAGGGGCCATCGGCCCCCATGCCGCCGCCATCCTTATCGCTCAGGCTCACGTTGATGCCTACAGCGCATCGATCAAAGCGCTCAATGGTGAGCTGACTACGCTCAGGGCTGCTGGAACCTATGTCAACGGCATCAATGTTGATCCAAAAAACGCTGCGGAGCAACTGACCGTCCAAAGCAAGATAGACAACCTTGGTGGCCAGCAGAAAATTCAGGCGCTTGAAGATGCGGTAAACGAATTTGCCACCAGCTGGCAGGGTGCGGTTGACGGTGTCTTTGGCGAGGTCGTCAGGAAGTCTCAAGAGACTGCCGAGCAAATCAAGCAGGTCGCCTCCGGCATCATTGACTCTATCAATAACGAACTGTCCAAGGGCTTGACCGGCCATAAGATGGACTTCAGCAAAGTCTTTGAGTCGGGCTCGCAGCAGCTCGCCAAGATCAGCTTGCAAAAGGCGGAAGGGCTTGGTTCGCAACTCCTCGGTCTTGGCGGCGGTGGAAAGCTGGGGACAAAAGGCAACCCGATGCACGTCATCGATGCCAATGCGCCACCGGGTGGCAAGGCTGGCAGCGCTATCAGCGGTGGCCTGCTTGGAATGCTGAACAACAGCAACTGGGCCAGCAGCCTTTTCGGTGGCCGCCTCTTCGGAGCGGGTTCGGCCTTTGGAGGCGGCAAAGCCATGGGTGGAGCAGTCTATCCCGGCATGGAGTACGACATAGGCGAGTTGGGTCGCGAACGCTTTGTTCCCCAAGTGCCGGGCCGCATCGTTCCCAACAATCAACTTGGTGGCGGTGCTGCCATTCACATGCACATCGATGCCCGTTGCACCGATCCGTCGCTCACCCGCGAAAACTTCCAGCGCGCCCTGACTCAAGTCCACCGCCAGGCCGTCCATGACGCCGGCATGGCCATGATGGAGCACAACCGCCGCGTGGCGCACTAAAAAGCAGCTAACAGTTGAGAGCAGACAGCCAGTGTTCCCGCGCCTTCTGGCTGCTGCGGCTCTGTGTTTGCTTTTCCCTTGTTTGTTATCACTTTCCATCGAACCTTGACGCCTGCCCCACCGCAGGTGTTGCGGAGGAAAACCGTGTCACTCATCACCATCGCATCTGTAACCGTCTCCGGATGGCAGGGCAACACTTCAGGCGTTTCCCTGCGCATCTACACCAACGCTGATTTCACTGCTGCAACCGGCACATTTTATCCGCGCACAGTCCCCGACAATCTCAAATCGGCTGGCCTGGGCACGTTCTATCAGTCCTATCCATGCACGGTGGCGAACGGCGCTCTTACCATCCCCGCCGTGTCGGTTGATTCGACTACCGACAGCACAGACAACCCAGCCTCCACTTACTCGGCTGTGCTTTGGGATGGTACCTCCGGAAAGCCAATCCAGACCTTTGGTACGAGCAGCTCTTTTGCCCTGCCGCCAACTCCAGCCGCGACCACTTGGGCCGCCATTTTTACCGGTGAGGAAATCGAATAATGATTCGTCGCATTGCTTTTCTCGTTCTTTCCCTTCTTCTCGTCGCCTTGCTGATTCCGCGTATCGCTTTTGGCCAGGTGGCTGTCTCTGCCTCGCAGGTCGCCGACGCATTCGAGCGGCCTGTTGCCTCGGCAAAACTTTGCTTTGCGCCGGTAGATGCAACGGAAACGGCGACGGGCTTTCGCGTCGGGTCGATCCAAGTTGTCCCCAACGCAGTCTGCGGCCTCATATCGAATGGTGTGCTGCAAGCTGGCCTTACTGTGGCTCCGTCGCCTGCGGGTATCTATTACCACGTGTACACCGCCAACCGCGCTACGGGTGCCATCATGCGCGATTACGGCATGACGCCCATTACTGGTACAAGTTGGACGCTGGATACCTATGATCCAAACCTTGTCACCTTGCCCGTCTCGGCGATATCCGTGGGTGCCATCACTACGCTCGCGCCTGGCGCGGGCGCATCCTGCACAATATCTGGATCGAGCCCGTATCTGCTCAATTGCGGTATTCCGAAGGGCGATCAGGGGCTCAAAGGGGATACGGGCGCGGTGACGGCGACCGGCGTTAACGGCGATTTCCTTGTGCCTGGAACGCTGACCGCAAGCACCGTCGCGACCACAACTGCTCAACCTAGCGGATTCTCCTCACCAACGGCTTGGGGTGACTCGCTTACCCATGGAGAGCAAGGCCTTACGTATAGCATTGACTATCCAAGCCAGCTTGCCCTTAAGATCGGTCAGCCTGTAAACAATCAGGGCGTTGGTGGTCAGACATCCGGGCAGGTCGCAGTACGTATGGGCGCGTGGTCGGGGACGTCCAAGCAAACGATCACGAGTGCCGTCACTATCCCCACAAGCGGCGCGGTGAACCTTTCGTTTCCTAGCGGAAACGGGCCCGTGACAGCACAAAGCTCCAGCACTGGAGTGCAGATCACGATCCAGAGCACTCCTCCGGTAACGGGATATGTGGCGTACGGCTCGGGCACCTACCCGTTCACCCCTGACGTCTACCCGGCTTCAGCCGTCAGCGTTGCGGCTGGAACCGGGTGGACTCCTGTGCTCGGCAACCTGCTCAATAGCACGCAACTCATATGGGCCGGGCGCAATAACTTCTCCGGATGCCCGCAGTATCCAACTGTAACAACTATCAACAATTGCCAAGTGGCGGCGGATATAGCGGCGATGGTCGCTAAGGCAGTTTCGTCCGGTCAGAATTACGTCGTCCTGACTGTCATCAACGGAACAAACGAGCCCTCGGGGACTACCGGCTACGCGAGCATCCTATCGATCAATGCCTGGATCATGGCAACTTACCCGAGCAATTATGTCGATGTGCGCTCGATGCTGGTGGCGGCGTATCAGCCGACCTTGCCTACGGATGCGCTCGATTATGCAAACGATGTACCTCCATCGTCGCTGCGTGCGCAGGACTACTCCGCCACGCTGTCGGCAGCGATCACGGATGCTCCGGCAGCAGGTACGTCTGAGACTATCAGTTTGAGCGCTGGGGTTTCGGGTGGCTATTTGCTTAAGATTGATTCGGAATACATGCTTGTTACATCGGGCGGATTAACGGCTACAGTGACGCGCGGATATGGATCAACAACCCCTGCAACGCACAGCAGCGGGGCCGCAGTGGTCGGGATCGACAGCACACACCTTGGCGATAACTGGCTTAGCGCAGCGAACGCCAACTATACCAATGGATATGGTGCCGTTGCTAGTTTTGTCGCGGCTTCGAGCGCGATGTATCTAGCCCCCAAAACATTGGTCCGTACCAGTGATTTGTGGGGGGCTTTGGGGAAAGCAACTATTAATCCGACCTATCCGGCCTATGTGCGGAAAAGCACGACGATATACCAGATCGTTGGCGGCGGGACCATACAGGTTGCGGCAGATGGCAGCGTGCAATTGGTTGGCGTTAACCTCGTTTGCACACAAAACTGCGGGATCGGCGAGGGGAATACAGCAGCGCCCATTCTCGGAATGGGCCACATTGCTACGAACCAAGTGTGGCTTAAGGCTAGTGGCGGGAGTGGTAGCCCGTTTATCGCTGGCAATATGGACGGGACAATCGGGTTGTTTGGGGACCTCTACAGCCTCAGCCACGGAAGCCTTGGCACATCATCTGGCTACTACGGTGCCCTAAATATCCAAGGAACCTCTGTAGGGTCTATCTATATGGTGGGCAAAAACGGAGGAACATTCGCCGATGATTTAGATGGCACATGGGGTATAAACCACGGATTTGCTTGCCTATCCACACCGTGCTTGGTTGGCGAGCCATCTGCTCCTGTAACCCGGCTGTCATTTGTGGGCGATTCGGTTGGCACCCTCGATATCTCCACCAAGGGCGGAGAAAAACTGACAGATAGCACGGACGGGCATCTACAGATTAAAAACGGCCTCATTGCTGCCAATGCGAGTGGATTTATCCTCGGCGTTAAAGGCTACCCCGCTGCAAACATAACGCCGTATTTGTATAGTGCGGCTGGCACACCATTACCCACTTGCTCGTCATTATTTGCGGGCCGGTTGGCTGTCGTGAGTGACGCCACGAGCCCGACCTACATGGGCGCCTACACCAGCGGCGGTGCGATAACGGCTACGGTCATTTGCAGCACAACCAACGGCACAACCTATGCCTGGGCGACGCACTAGGTAACGCTTTTGCTGGTACTGCGGTACCAAGAGGAACGGACGGAATGAAGAAAAACGCAATCAAACTCAGCAGTAAGCGGGTACGCCTCACAGATGACGAGGTGGAACGATTGGCGCTGTGCTCGGAGTCTTGTTCCCGCGTGGCTGCGGAGGTTGGATGGATTCTGCGGGATGGATGGGAATCGCCTGAAAATAAGGGGGTGACGAATCGTATGGCAGTCGAGCGTGAGGTCGGAAGAGTTTGCTATGCACTCGATCTGCTTTTTGAGGTTGGCGATGTGCGCAGAGGAGAAGTGGAGGCCTGGAAAGCGAAGTTTGGCCGCATCTTTGGAAAGATCATGTAGGCAGTAACAATGTCGGCACTGCGGTGCCTGAACAAGTTTGCGCGGTGGCAGCGTGGGGATGAATCTCAAGGGATGAATCCGGTGCAGTGTGGCCGGGCTAATGGATTCCCCGAAAATCCCGAGACGGAGCACTTCGACCGCCGCGCAATTCAATTGAACACAGCAGGGCGGCTTTCGGGTCGCCATTTTTTCTTTGGAGCTGTATGTCAATCCTCACCACATTCAACGGGCTGAATATCATTGGCCTGCCGTGTGACACCATGCCCGGCGTCACGGCTCCATCTTCTATCGAGTGGGATCCGCAAGAGAAGGTCTCTGCGACTGAAGGGTCTTTTGCATATCTATCGCAGGTATTTGATTGGCAACAGAGCATGTGGTCTGGGCAAGTGAGCTTTCCGCCGATCCACCGCTATTCCGCCGATGCTTGGTCAGCGTTTATCTTGCAGTGCCGTGGCCAGGCCAACGCCTTCATGCTCGGCGATCCTAAGGCCGCGATTCCCAAGGGGCCAGCCCGTGGAACACCTGTCGTCAATGGGGCCGGGCAGACGGGATATAGCCTGGTCACGCGCGGCTGGTCGCCGAGTGTTATTTCCCAGCTCTTGCCCGGCGATCTTATCCAGGTCGGCAACCGGCTCTACAAGGTTCTGAACTCTGTAAATTCTGACGCTAGCGGTAGTGCAACCTTGGCCGTGTGGCCAAACCTGCGCGACCTTCCGGCGGATGGGGTTACCGTCCAAACGCGCAATTGCAAAGGGCTCTTCCGCCTGGCGAAAAACACTGGCAACAAGTTCAGCACGAACGCTGGCAACTACGGCGTGTCGGGATTTGCCATCCGGGAGGCGCTCTAATGCCGCGTTCTGGAATGACTCCCGCCTTCACCGCAGCTCTCTGCGCGCCCTATGTTTGCCCTGCACTTTTCTGCACGATGACCTTCGCCACTTCCATTGTGAATGTGTGGACGGGGCTCGGGCCATACACGTGGAACGGCATGACCTTCCAGGGTATTGGGGAACTTGGCTCCGTCTCGGCTATCTCCGAAGACTCCACCATCGAGGCCAAGGGTATTACCCTCACGCTCTCAGGAATCCCGTCAGATATGCTCGGCGAGGTGCTCACCGAGACGCGCATCCTCGGCAATGTGCAACTCTGGTTGGCGCTCTTCGATCCGGTAACGGCGGCGCTCATTCCCAACCCGCTCATGATCTATCAGGGCAAGATGGATCAACCGTCAATGAGCGATGATGCTGAAACTTGCACCTGCTCCATCACTGTTGAAAATGTCCTCGTGGATCTGAACCGCCCCTGCTATCGGCGCTATACCAACGACGATCATCAGATTGATCTGGCTGCCACCCTGACGCGACTCGGTTTGCCGTCCACAACTGTCGATACGGGAATGCGATTCGTCGCCGGACAGCAGGAGCGCGTTACCTTCTGGGGCGTCAAGCCGTCCTCCGTCAATAACGTGTAGGTGACTTATGAGAAATCCAAACTGGCCAGTCGCGCTCAGCGACTACTTGGCGCAGTGTGAGCGGTCGCGCTTCCGCTACGGCGATCTAGACTGCGGCCTTTTCGTGGCGGGCGCAATCCGTGCCATGACTGGCGTAGATGTTGCCGAACCTTTGCGCGGGCGCTACGGCAATCGGGCAACGGCGTTTGCTGCCATCCGGTTGCTCTGTGGGCGCGCCACCATGGAGGCGGCGGCGCAATATCTTGCCGTGCGTTACGGATTGCAAGAGGTACTTGTCTTGTGCGCTCAACGCGGCGACGCGGTGCTCTTGCGCAAAGGCCGAGTCTCTAGCCTCGGCATCGTGGCCATGCATGGCACGGAAATACTCACTCCTGGCGCGCGGGGCATAGTCCGCCGTCCTCTCTCTCTCGCTACCCGCGCGTGGCGAGTGTAGCTCACCCATTATCGACTTGGAGAAATAATCATGGCTAAAGCTATAACTGAAGTCGCAATCGGCGCGGCTGTGATTGGTGCTGCCGTTTTTATTCCTGGCGTAGGTATCGCTATCTCTGGCGAGCTGGCCTCAATGGGTGTAACTATGACTGCGGGGGCTGTTACAAGCTCATTGGTCAGCATGGGCGCGTCTATGGCTATGTCGGGGGCTATGTCGGGCCTTGCGGCTCTCACGGCTCCTCGCGCGGGTATCGCCGTGGGAGCCAGCACGCCGGTGGGCGCGTGGGGATACCTCTACGGCACACAAAAAGTCGGTGGCGTAAAAATTTTCGAGGAGTCGAATAGCTCACAGGGTACGAGCAATGACAAGCAACTGCACCGCGTTTATGTCCTAAACTGCCATACGAGTGTTGCGGATGAGGGAACGTTCCAACTCCGCATCGATGGTAAGCAGGTGCTTCTCGAACGTTACGGGTCTGGATATGGCTGGACTAGCTATTCGCCCACTCAGTTGCATCCTGACATCACATCGATGAGTCGCGACGTGAATGGCGTGGTCACGGTGAAGATTGCTGATGGTATCTCTGGGCTGGACGGCTCAAGCATCTCGATTACAGAGTCGCCTGATAATAGCTTCAATGGAACTTGGATCGTTACTCAAGTAAGCCCAAACGACGACACTGTTTTTACGTTTGTTTGCGGCGGTCCGGTTGCCACATCAAATGGTGGACAATTCTGGACGCTTTATGCCGACTATAAAGACAAGATTTATGTTGAGTTTCTAAATGGAAACCACACCTCGACATTTGAAGGTTTGTTGGCGAGTGGCACATCGTGGACAACAACTGATTTGTGCCTCGGGCGCACACTTGCCTATGTGCGCATGGGGTACGATTCGGGCGTTTTCCCGTCTTCAATTCCGAATGTGTCTTTCGTCATTCAGGGAAAAAACGACATTTTCGACCCGCGCACCGGTACTCGCGGATTTACCAACAATGCCGCGCTCTGTATTGCCGACTTTATGAGCCTGCCACGCACGCAGGGAGGCTTTGGGCTCAGTATCGGCACGGATATTCCAACGGCGCAACTGATCGCGGCCGCGAACCTTTGCGATGAACAGGTCCCCTTGGCCGGCGGAGGCGCACAGGCGCGCTACACCTGCGATACCTATGTATCTCTCGACCAAGCGCGTGGGTCCATTCTGCAAAGTATGCTCACCTCTTGCGCGGGCCGCTTGAGTTATCAGGGTGGGCAGTATTCCATCTTTCCGAGTGCTTGGGTTGCGCCGACTTTGCAACTTACTGACCAGGATCTGGTCGGCCCAATTGATTGGAAGCCCCGCTTTGGAATCCGTGATGTTGCGAACGCAGTCAAGGGTACATATACCAGTCCAGAGAATAACTGGCAGTTGGCCGACGTACCTCCGTATATGTGTGATTACAAGCATGGATATGGGCTCATCACTGACCCCGGCGAGGGTGACGCTTACCTGATCGAGGATAATAGCGAGCGTATCTACAAAGAGGCTCACTTCCCCTGTACCACATCGTCTGCCACAGCTCAGCGGCTTGAGAAGATCGCCATGATGCGAGGGCGCTTCCAGGGGCGCGGAACTCTGCGCACCACGCTCAAGGGCTATCAGAACGTGGCTATCGATGTGATTGGGTTTACACATCCTCGTTACGGATGGACGGCCAAGAATTTCGAGGTTCTTGCTACTCGGTTCATTCTCGACAAATCCGCGAACGTTCCAACGTTGGCCGTCGAGCTGGATATTGCTGAGACTGGTCCGGAGATAAACAACTGGGCAACCACTGAGCAGCTCTCGCCTTACGGTTACGCCGAGCCAACCCAAGCGGGCATCATGGCAGTATCGCGACCCGAGGCCGTAACGCTCTATAGCGGTCCTGGGACGACGGTCGGCGCGGTCACTTATCCAAACACTGTGAGTATCGGGGCAGACGGCGTGGCCCGCAACTCGCTTTATGTTTCGTGGACGCCGCCTAACGACGCTTTCGTCATCTCTGGCGGAGAGATTGAGGTTCAATGGCAATTGGCCGGAGCTAGCACTTGGACGCCGCTGGGCAAGTTTGGCGGCGCTGTGAGCTCCTGCTATGTCAATAACGTGTCCGATGGCCAGAGTTATAACGTGCGCCTGCGCAGCATCAACTGCGCAGGTGTCCCTAGCGCATGGGTACAAGCCGGGCCTGAAGTGCTATCCAACGCCTATTCAACTTTTGCTCTCAGCGCGGCCAGCATATCCAGTGGTACATTGGCCGCCGCGCGCTTGCCTGCCGGTGTGTCGTCTCTGGCGCTCTCTTCGTCGGCGGCAGCTACGGCGGCGCTCGGAGCTTCCACGCAAGTAGGTTCGGGAGCAACAATCACGCTCACCGGCACAGGGGCGTCTGGGCTTATCACGCTACAAACAGGCACAGGCGAACTTTTCGCTGGCCAGGTCTGCGCAGTGGTCTTCCCGGTCGCTCTAGCGGCTGCCCCTAATGGCGTTTGCGGAGCGAATGGGGTTGCTGTGCCCGGCCTCAGTTGGAGCACGAGCAAAACACAACTCACTTTAAGCGTTACCACTGCGCTTGCCGCCAGTACAACTTACACCATCAGTTATCTGCTCTCTTAACAGCAAAGGAAGGGATTATGCAAATCAGCGATGCGGGCTTGGCGCTTATCAAGATCAATGAAGGTGAGCGCGCCAGAGTCTACCCCGATATGGCTGGGTATCCGACTGTCGGTTATGGTCACAAGCTATTGCCCGGCGAGACTTTTCCGAACAGGATTACCGAGGCCGAGGCGTCCGCGCTGCTCCGCAAGGATGTGGGATGGGCCGAGTCAGCCGTAACGCGCGAGGTCAAGGTTCCACTTACGCAGGGGCAGTTCGACGCCCTTGTGGACTTCACCTTTAACTGCGGCGCGGGAACACTCCGGCGCTCCACCGCGCTCCGCCTGCTCAACCTGGGACAGTATGCCGCTGTGCCCGCACAGTTGGAGAAGTACGACATCGCCGGTGGAGTAATTTGCAAGCATCTCGAAGAGCGCCGCGTGGCGGAAGTGAAACTCTGGGGGCAAGCATGACAGCGGCTCAACTGGTTACGGAAATATTTTCTCGTACACAATTCGGAGTGGCCTCCAATATGCGCCGGTTGACGCCGCGCCAGTTCAAAGAGCTGCGCCGCCTGATTGGGGACGCTCACCGCCGCGCCTTATATGGCACCGGAGACTCGCTGCACTGTGGCGACAACGGTAGCCTCATATGGACGCCTCCCGGTCCCGACAAATATGTCTTGACTGAGGACGCTCACAGCGACAAGCGCACTATCCTGCGCCTGCCCAACATCGGAGCCAGTGGCGCTGCTTCGCTCTTCTCTGAGTCGGGGGAAACGGCTTGAAGCCATATTACGAACATGCGGGAATCACTATCTATCACACTGATTGCCGCGACGTGCTGAGCGACGGTGCTGTCAAGGTCGATCTGCTTTGCACGGACCCGCCTTATGGGATCGGTATGAGTCACGGTCCCATAAGGCGGGAGGAACGGGAAGGGAGGCTTCGCTGGAAAAAAGTTTTGCCGCAGTTATCCTGCAAGGAACTTCGGTGACTCTGACTGGGATGATGCCCCAGCGGCGCGTGACCTCATCGACCTATGCCGAGGTTGCGCGCCGTCTCAAGTGATTTGGGGCGGGAATTATTTTCACCTTCCACCGTCGATGCGCTGGCTTATCTGGGACAAGCGCAATGATGGAACCAGCTTCGCTGATTGCGAATTGGCGTGGACGAATCAGAGGTCTGCTGCTCGCATCTTCCGCTGGCGCTGGAATGGGATGTGCCAGGAGCATGGCGGAAGATTCAAAGAACAGCGCCTACATCCAACCATAAAACCTCTGGCGTTGATGAAATGGTGCATTGGGTTCTTTCCCGAGACGCGCTCGGTGCTTGACCCTTTTATGGGGTCAGGTACGACGCTCGTGGCTGCCAAAAGCCTCGGCTGCAAGGCTATTGGCATTGAGATGAATGAAAAGTATTGCGAGGTGGCCGCACAACGGTTGTCTCAGGAAGTCTTTGACTTCTCAGAGGAATGCACGTGATCGGTAGAACGGTAATCGTTGGATTTGGCTACAAGGCTAGACGCGGCAAGGATACAGCCGTCAACGCCATACTTGAAGCGTATCCGCATGGTACGCGGCGCTATGCCTTTGGCGATGCACTCAAAGTGGAAGTGAGCTGCGCGCAGCTCGATCGCTACCAGCAAGACAACTTGCCAATGGCCGATTGGACGCCATCTCGGGGGATGGAGCATCTTTGCGCCTGGGCTGGGGTGCGGTATGACCTGGACGCCGAAAAGCAGCGCGCCTTACTGCAATGGTGGGGCACGGAATACCGTCGCGCCGCCGATCCAGACTACTGGGTAAAGCGCCTATCTGAAAAAATTTTACAGGAGCAGCCAGAGTTCGCCCTGATTCCCGATGTGCGTTTCTTCAACGAATACACTCTGTGTGATTATGCGGTGCGCATGGATCGGCCCGGCTTTGAGATAGCGGACGGCCAGCATCACATATCAGAGCACCAGCTCGATAGCCTACCGGACGCTGCTTGGTCGAGCATTATTAGTGCTGTTACTCCGCATGAGGTCGAGCGGAAGGCGGTCGGGTTTTTCCTCGAAGGGGTGTGCGGAGATTTCCCAGTTAAATGCCGGTCTTGAGTAGCCGTGAGCAGGCGATGGCAATCACTGCTGAGCGGTTGATATTGTTTTCCTTGGCGATTTTGTCAAGTTCTTCGATGGTCTCAACGGGGAGCCGCACGTGAGCGGTGTTTTCTCGCTTCTTTTGGGTTTCGGCCGTTTTTTTCTGTGTTGCTGCCATGCGGGAATTTTACACGTGCATGGCAACAACCCTGCAATTATTTGCGATATTCCCGTCAATTGCGTTGCAATGAGACGCAATAAGCGATATAAAGATCACCACGGGGATTGGTTTCTTCTAATCGGGCTTCTGTTTACCTGTTAGCGGGACACCTTCCTGCTCGGCTAAGCGGGTGATCGCTAGTCGCAGTACATTGGCCTCGTCAACTTGTAGCTTTGCTGCCAAGCGTTTCAATTGATTTCGTTGTATCGTGCTCAGCCGTATCGTCATTCTCTTCATTTGAGGCATGGGGTGATAGTAGTTGACCTTATGTCAATCTATAAGGCGTCTATTGGCTGTCTATTAGCCGTCTCAATTCGTGCCGTCAATCCCTTAAATGTCGCACAGGAGGCGACTTCAAGATGCAATATGATCGATCCAAACGGATTTCAAATTTAACGCACACGACTGGACATATCAAATGTCCTGCCTGCGCAGAGGCGCGTTTGAGTTACTCCGATAAGTTAGATGGCTCTCTTCTGTTCCCCGCTGCTTTTGATGTGTGGCTTTCACATCGTCTGATTCTCAAGCCTGGTTATTCCACCAATGTGCGCTATATATCAGAGCGTACAACCGACGACTTACGGCAGCAGGCTAAATCTCTTAGCCGCTTCTTCGGTCACCTGCGACTTGATGAGATACATCTCGGTCACCTGCGAGAGTATCAATGCGCCCGTGCTTTTTGTGATAAATCGGTAGCTGCCTGGGCTCACCCTGCCGGGCCTGCGATTATCCGCAAAGAGGTCGGATTGTTGATTCGCGTCCTACGCGCGGCTGGCTTCTGGTCGGATGACTTGAAAGATTCTTTTGCGCTTGTCCCGCTCGTCGAGAGCGACGTGCAGCGGGCACTCGATCCAGATGAGCAGGCCCGCTTCCTGCGCGTGGCTAACAGCCGGATAAGGTGGCAGCACATCTATTGGTATTCGCTGCTGGCGCTGCAAACGACGGCAAGCACCAACGAGCTTCGAGGTCTACGCTTGGGCGACATTATGCTTGAGCAGGGAGTACTCCAGATACGCCGCGAAAGCTCCAAAAACAAATACCGCATTCGCACCATTCCTCTGGCCACGCCAGATGTGGTATGGGCTTTGGAGCAGTTGATAGCCCGCGCGAGAGAGCGCGGGTCGGTGTCGCCGTGCCATTATCTATTCGCAAAAAGACATAGCACTTATATCTATGACCCCAACCAGATGATGGGCGTGACGGGGCTTACGCCAGCGTGGCGAGAGGTTCGCTCTGCTGCTGGACTGCCCTGGCTGCGCATGTACGATTTGCGCCACACGGCCATCACGCGCATGGCTGAGGCGGGTACGCCTATCCAGGTAATCATGGCTTTCGCTGGGCATATGACTTTACGGATGCAGCAGCACTACACGACGATCTCGCTGATGAGCAAGCGCAAATGGGCTATGTCCACATGGGGCGATGTAGCGCCAGCGGGCGTAGCTCATTCGCGTGCGATAATCGCGGGGCATCTCAAGCGCACGGCCTGATCGATGTGGGGGTGTAAAAAGCGGCCACCGAAATGGTGGCCGCTTTTTTGTGGTCTTAATGAACCAAAACGCGCAACATCTTCAATCGTGGTACATCATTTAGCACTTGACAGTAGGTACACCCCATCCTGTAGGGTCATCACAGCAAACCAAGGGATCGGGTTGCATATCTCTATTTTGTCCCGCATTATGGCTAGACCCACGGTTTTTCTCTGTATACCCACGCCTTGAAAAGGCGCGGCCTCAGCGCTTATCCGTAAAACACGCAGCGAAATACGCGGCGCCGCCAAGTATGTAGCGCCTGTCTCCCGGCCGGCTGTGGTGTGGACCTCCCGGTCCACACCGTAGAGTTTCCACCATAGATTCCGTCATAAACTCAGCCTCCAAATGTATCTCTCGATACGTTATAGTTCCCGTATGGATATGGATCTGAAGTGCAGTTTGTTGCGTCATACCTTGGCTACGCTGGCCTATCGCGCCACGCGCGCAATCGAGGGCGCATCCGAGTCGTTTGCCGACTTCGACGGCGCTGGCCGCACTCCGCGCATCATCCTGGCACATATGGGCGATCTGCTGGATTGGGCCCTGAGCATGGCCGAGGGCTCGACCAGTTGGCAGAACTCCACCCCGCTCGGCTGGGAACAGGAGAAGCAGCGTTTCTATCGCTCGCTGAAGGCCCTGGATACTTATCTGTCTCTGGGTGCGCCGATCCATGCGGAACTGGAGCGGCTGTTACAGGGGCCGGTGGCCGATGCGCTGACCCACGTGGGCCAGATCGCCATGTTGCGCCGCTTGGCCGGCTGCCCGATACACGGCGAAAACTTCTTTGTCGCCGACATCGCCGTGGGACGTCTGGGCCCGGAGCAGGCCGCACCGGTCAAAACGTTTTAGAAACAGGGAACAGGGATTAGGGAACAGGGATTAGGGATCCGGCCCAAAAGTAATAGAACTGGGGTGCCCCATCCTAACCGCGTTTTGTGCGGTTATAGCGAAACCAGAGTCACTGTATCCCGAAGCCACGACACTCAAGTCAACGCGACCAACAGGGAGCGGCGACCCTGCACATCATTCAACAGGCCATACCTACTCTGGTTTCGCTCTAGGGTGGGAGAGCACGATGCAAATCTTTTGGGCCGGATCAGTAGGAACGGCTTTCCTGGTTGGTGCGGAGCTTATCCAGAATCCTGCGGTCTTCACTGCTCAGCGCGGCGTGTTCCAGCAGATCGGGACGGTTGCGCAGAGTCTTCTGCAACTGCTGCTCCCGGCGCCAGCGGCGTATGGCCGCGTGATCGCCGTTCTGCAACACCTCGGGCACCTGGAGCCCGGCAAACTCGGCCGGCCGCGTGTAGTGCGGGTAATCGAGCAGACCGCCGGCTCCGTATTGCGAGCGCGGCACCCCCTCCACATCCACATCGATCTCGGCATCGGTCGCGCCAAAGCTCTCGAACTCGCTCGAGGCCTCGTTGCCCAGCACGCCGGGCAGCAAACGCATGACCGCATCGACGACGACCGAGGCGGCCAGCTCGCCGCCCGAGATTACGTAGTCGCCAATCGACAGTTCCTCGTCGCAATAGAGATCGTTGATGCGCTCGTCCACGCCCTCGTAACGTCCGCAGATCAGTACGATGCGCTCGATCTGGGCGTACTCCCGCGCCACGGCCTGCGTAAAGCGCCGTCCCTGCGCGCTCATCAGCACCACGCGAGTCGAGCTGGGCGCGGCGGTGCGTTCGGCCTTGGTTCCGATGCCCAG